AGTACTCGACATTTCTTTTTTCATCTGTGATATAAGCAAAAGAAGAACCGAATAAATCTCCTCTTTGAATCATTTCTATCGCGTAGTTTCCATCCTGCGTATTAGGCGAAGCAAAACGGTACATACACCCGTAATCATCAAGACATAAGGATAAAGACCCCGTCCCATTGTTAGACCTCGCTAAAAGCCTTTGTTTATTATGTTCTAGTAATGCCTTAACATCACAACTACGGAGTAATTCTTCGGAAACAGCACCCGACTTAATGATTTCAATAAAGAAACGTTTCTTTTCTAAGTCGTACATAACACGGCTTTCACGTTCAAATACAATCGCATACCCTTCTATATTTCTTTCGTCTAATAATTTCGGGGCTGCATTTTCTCCAAAACTTCTAATTTCCATCGTGTTTCATTTATTGTTTTACTCTATCTGCGTTTCTTCTTCTTTTGGTAGCTCGTTTTCTTTGTTCGTTTCCGATTCGCCCCGTATTTTAGGAGAATCAGCCGGGGCAACATTACAAGTTATAAATACAGTATCACCGCCCGGAATAGGCGCTTTCCCTAAATGGGAACGGATTTCATTCGATGTAATGCCACCTATTTCAAGGAGAGTTTTCCAATATGTTACCTGTGTCATTAAATCGGTTTGATACAGAACTGACAAATCGAAATTAATCTTATAATCCATCGAGACAGAATCAGGAATTAACTTCAACTCAAATTCCGATTCGATCTGTCTCAAATAAGGTTGTAAGGTATCTGTCAAATAAGAAACTTGCCCCATTTCAGAAGCCTTATAATTGGTGGGTTGCCCTGCAAATACCTTATCGGGATGAACACCATAAAAGCGACAAATGTCTAATACCGTCAGCTTCTTATTTTCTATTAATTGAGTATCTGCCGGAGTGAATGATAATTGAGCAAACGACATATCACCATTGACCGAAACAATATCGCGACCGGAATTCAATTCACTTTCAACACGTTCAGCAACATCGGAGGTCTGAATATCAGTTAATGCGTTAAGCCCTTTAGCTTCTCCCTTCGTGCCGGATATAATCCCTTTGATCTTTCCGCCATTCTGAAACGTTTTTAACGTTTGATTATCTGCGCTAGCGGCTACACTCATGACACGCGAGGCGGATTCTATGACGCTGACACCTGTATATCCCCCGTCTTGACTATTATGTCTTAAATGAATAATATCGTTCGATCCAAACACGCCGTTTATGTGATTAATAATATCACAAACAGTATATGTATCAGTATATTTGTCGTAAGTGGTAGAGCCGGGAGAAAGTAATACTAAAGCGGTTGGTTCTCCAAATGTTCTACGAATGAAGATGTACGCATTTCCCCGGTTCACCATCAATATAACCATATTCCGAATAAATTCGAAACTGCTCATTCTTCTATTTGGTCTACGCGTAAGGAGTCTATATAAAATCTCCTTTTCATCCGGGACAAAAACAGCGTTTTTCTTCCGTTTGTATTGAAGTGGCAAAGAAGCAATCGTACCGGATAGAATTGCCGTACAACGATACGCGGCGGATAGCTTCATCGCCGCATCAGTACTATATACATTTATGGGCTGTGATGGAAGAGACGACATATTAGTATTAATATAATCGTCCAATCCTAGAGAGCGGATAATCGCGTTTCTTAGTTTATAACGTAGTTTCATCGTGCTATTGTGTATAATTATTAAATAAGTAGAATGTCATTAGGTTTGTTATCGTCGAATCAATCTTAGCATTATGCGTTTTCTTGACTGGCTTCTTATTCATGTTCCGATCTTCGTCTAATACCGCATTACTAAAACAGTACGGCGTAATCGGATTAGGGCTAAAGGTGAGCTTACTCCGATACAAAGCAAGTTCAAAGGATTCGATAGGGCTTGTAAACGTTCCGTATGTCTGTTTAACAGGCTTAATATATTCACTCGCACCGCCTACGGAATAAGTAAGAAGATTCACAAATTCAGCCGATTTATAAGGATCATAGCCAACTCCCATGATTTGTAAATACTTTGCACGCGCAAGTATATCGTTTACTATTTGCTGATAGTCTATTATATCACCATCGCAAAGAATTAAATAGCCAGCTTTCGCCCAACCTTCGTAAAGTTCCCGATTCGGATGATCTTTCAAAGCTCCTTCTGGAAAATAGTAATCCGTATGTGAATGAAAAGAACCGCTTTCTTTCGAATAGATATTATAAGTAACTGTAGAAAAGTCGTCTCGAACGGATAAATCAACCGCCGCCATCGTTAGCGGATAAGTACCGATACTCTCAATTCTAATATCTTTGAATCGTTCTTCTATCTGCTTTGCCTCAATCCATTTTGTTGTAGAATCAACCGCAAACACATTTAGTAACTTTGTCCGAAATTCTAGTGCGTCCGGTGCGCTATATAAAGCCTTCTGGTATGCGTCGATATAGAAATCTTCATAAACAGTTATACCCATGTGTGGTTGCACTTTACGCCACGTTGCCGGATCGCCTTCCTCGTCGTCTACGTCTGGCTCAAAGATGTGTGCAAATATGGAATCATTTTCAATCTCACCGCGTAGGATTGCTTTGTACATTTTCAACATCTCCACAAACGGAGCCGTTTCTTTATCGGATGCGGTAGTTATAACTACGGTTAAAGGGTTGAGCCGTGCGCCCATTGAGGAAGTTAATACATTCTTCAATGCGGCGCTATCGGCTTGTGAATACTCGTCTACTATTACCATGCTTGCGTTAAGTCCGTCTAATTTATCCGGGTTAGAGGCAAGGCAACGGGCAAAAGAGGTTTTTCCCTTTATGCGGTTATATATGATTTCTCGATTAATTTTGAAGTGCCTAAACTTCGGATCGAGAGACTTTAAAATATTACGTATTTCATCAAAACAAACTTTCGCCTGATTATATGAGTTTGCAGCAACGTATGTTTGTGCGTTCGCATCACCGAACAACAAATCGTTAATCGAAAGACTCGCTACACTTGTTGTCTTACTGAATTTACGCGGAACGAATAGAAGAGCTTCGCGAATCAAACGCTTGTTTGTGTCAGGCTTGTAAAACGCGAGAATATTAGAGAACTGAAACACCTGTATCGGAGTCAGCTTGTATCTAGTCTTTCCCTTTGTGCCGGAGAATTTCAAACGCTCGTAGAACGTGACAAACTTCTTTACTTCCTTGATCCGAAATTCGTATTTATCGAGGAAAACAAAGAAGCGGCGAACGGCTAGCAACTCATAAAGGTTGTGCGCATCCGGATTGTTAATACAACCTTTGATATACACATTTAGTCTTTCGTCTGCCCTATCTAGCTTATACGAATCAACGTCGATGTTATGCAAGTCGGAGATAACCGACTGCTTTAACGCTACCAGTTCATCTCTATTCTCCTTGTTCATCGCGATCTATTTTGTTTACTTCGTTAATCAAGTCGTTTACTTCGTCATCGTCAGATGCAGAAAGCGTTTGAAAGGTCAAACCAAGTTCGCGTAATTGTTTGCGCGTTGCTTCGAGTGCATCGAATAAAACTTTGAAAGCAGGATGCGCCGTGAGTTTATCATTATTTTCGCGGGACACTTCTTTCACGTATGACTTCATACGCTTCTTTGAAATATCGTTTAGTGCAATTTGAAACGCCATATATGAACCTGCGCAAAGAGTTATACAGAGGTCTAAATCTTCCGTATATGTTCCCTGCGACTCCATCGCGGCGCGAATCTTTTCTTTTATGTCGTCCAAATCACACATTTTTATAGGCTTTTTGCATATAGGAAAAGATCGCAAGTATTTGGTAGCTCGGAAGATGCGCGCAAAAAGTTTACCCCCAACGCGCACCCCCTCGTTTCAAAAATTACTCGCGCGTGTAAATATGAGGTGAGGTGGGTTTAGCGTATCGCGTTAAAAAATAAAAAACCGCCCCCCTCTTTCAAAATAAAAGATTTATTAGCATTTAATTTTGAATGTAATAATAAAACTACTATTTTTACCCAAAAAGAAAGACTATGAATAACTTATTAATAATTGGGAATGGATTTGATTTAGATTTAGGGTTGCCAACTAAATACTCTAATTTCATTGAAAGTAAATACTTTAAAAAACAGAACATTAGGAGAGGAAGTAAACTATTTAAATATATCAGTGAAACATATCATGATAAAAAATGGATTGACATTGAGAATGAATTAAAAAGATTTGCCTTAGATGATAAAGGGAAAAATATTCTATTTAATAAAACAGAAAAAGATTTTGAACTCTTAAGAGTTTCATTATGTGATTATTTATCTAGTTTAAGCTATGAAAGTATAAACAAAGAGTCGGCGGCATGTATGCTTATTGAATCAGTTATAAATAATTACCTTTTCAAAAAAGTGTACACATATAATTATACAGATTTAGAAAAGATCATCGATATATTAGATGTAAAGAAAACCTTTAATAATCAAATTGAAATAGAGTATGTTCATGGAAAAGTAAATGATAAATCAATAATATTAGGTTTTGAAGATTCGGCAGAAGTGAAGGATGATTATTTATTTATGATAAAATCATTTAGCCGTCATTTTCGCTCGCATAATATACAATACGACATGATACTTGCCGATGAAGTAATCTTCTTTGGACATTCATTGGGAAGTACCGATTATCACTATTTTGAACATTTTTTTAGAAACCAATCGAATGAACAAATAAAAAAAGAAGATTCTAAAATAATTACGATATTTACCTATGACAATAAATCTAGATTAGAAATATTAACTCAACTTAGAAGCATGAATGAGAAAAAGACAAATCTACTATTTAGTTTAAATCAATTAAATATCTTTTGCACAAAAGATGGAGAAGGAGATAAAGAAAGGATAGAAGAATATTGCAAAAATCTTAAAACAAAAGGGATCGCCGCTCAAAAAGAAATCATAAGCAAGACAGCAGTAGATCAAAGAAAAAAGGGCTAACAAAATATTAGCCCTAATAAAGTGCTATCATTTCAAAAACTTATCAACAAAACGTTCCGTCATTCGTTTATTATTCGCCTGCACCGCCTCTTTCGAATGACTGAAAGCGCGCCGATGTTTATCGGAATGGCACGAATGGCATAGACTTTCCAGATTGTTATAATCAAACATTAGTTGTCTCATTCCGAGTTCATGCGACACGGACTCAACCGGGACAGTGTGATGTACTTCCGTTGCAAGCGTACTGCGATTGTTCGCCTCGCACATCTCACAAACCGGATTGCTTTGTAGCTTCTTAGCTCGAAGTAACTTCCATTTGTTGGAGTTAATCATCTTAATGTAATGCGGGTTTCTACTCATTGTTCGTCATAATTAAAAAGAATCTTATCACATTGATAACAATCGTGCAACTCCTTTCGTGTCGCCTCGATGTCGTCCGTTTCTATCTCAACTAAATGCGTCTCGGACACATTGCCCGACTTGCATTGAATACGCCTAATTATATACATAACGTTTCGATCCGATCCAGTCCGTTAACAAGTAACCTAATCCGGGCGCAATTACCATCGCATCGAGTCGACTGCGTTTCCTGTTTGTGTATCCGGCTTGCACAACCTTTGCAGTTCTTAGACGGACACATTTGTTTATACACTTCGATAGCTTGCCGCCTCGTTTCGTCTCTCTGTATCCGAGCCGCTTCAATAGCGACTTTTCGGATTAAGCCACGCGAGCGGATGCGCTCGTTTGTGGCTTGTTCGATGTACTGTTTTACTTTACTCATTTTACCGTGTTATTTTTAGGTTTGTAATTCCATCCGTTTAACTCGTAGACTTTCCGTTTCGCCTCTTCTTGCGTTGCCGCATCATCTACCTTTGTGTCTCCGTCTGGATCGCGACGATAGATATTGAAGTGTCGAAAACGAGGGGAATAATAATACTTTGATTGATTTTGCGTTTGATTCATTCTTTATAGAATATACAAAGCCCGAAAAGCTCTATTTATTGTTATTTCTTTTATTTCTTAGATAAATTAATTACATTTGAATCGTCGTATAACCTATTTTTATTTTATACTTATGGAACAGTATTTATTTGGTTTTATTCTTTATCAATGTGATCCTAGAACTTTCACAACGATTATGACTGACTCTGTTTACTTTTTACTGACCGAAGATGAAGCTTTTAGAAAATACAAAGAATTAACATCGAAATTGGAAAAAGGTCAGTTTATAGTAATTAAACGAGTCTAAGTATATACAATTCTTAAAATTTTAGCTATACACGAAATGCTCAATCGTCGTATAGTTAATCTAATATTGCCATAATTCTATCGTTTATTAGTTCTACACAAACATTCTAGGCTGCATCCGCGACAAAATGATTTTATTCGCATCTGCATAGAACTTCTTCTTTATCTCAAATCCGTATGCTTTTCGCCCGCATTGAGCGGCTGCAAGTAATGTTGTACCACTTCCGGCGCATGGGTCTATTACAACATCACCCGCATCGGTGAAAAGTTCGATCAACCGCTCAAGCAACGGAACTGATTTTTGTGTCGGATGAATCCGCGGTGTATCTATGTCTCTAGGATAATCGAAACAATTAAATACCATCCGACCGCCATTATTGAATTTTGGCAGTTTATCCCGATACAAGAGTACACCATATTCACAATTACCAACGACCTTCATATTAGCCTTTAAAACTTGTGCCGAAAAGTTCTTTTTAAATACCAGATTGATATATTTGTTCAGCCCGTATTCCTTCGCTTTCTGTATAAGTTCGAATTGTTGCTGAAATTCACAAAAGACAATCATACAGGGGGATTTTCCTTTTTCTTTTGGCTCTTTAACGAGCATCTTGCTACAAAAATGAAGAAATTCAGTAATTCGAAAATCCTTATCGGTATCGAAAAATTCTTTTCCAGCTAATTCGCTTTCTCCATTAGAATTGTCTCCGTCGATATACCAAGATGGATTAGAACCGTATGCGTTCTTCCCAATGTTGTAGGGAATATCCGCAATGATTAGTTGTGCTTTCGGAATACCGTATGTTTTATAGTTCTGGAAATGATCGTTAAATAGTTCTACGTCTTTCATTGAAGCAATAATATTAGTCGTTAATAAATTCGTCCTCGTTCTCTACTACTTCACTCTTGACAGGCTTCTTCACCGGAACGCGAATTGCCTTTTCTGTAAACTTGTTCGATAGATATTGTTTCGCCTGTTCCCAATCTGTAAAGTGTAAATTTGGATCAGTATAGAGCGAGATAATCGTAGAGTTTAATTTATCGAGTGCTCCGAAAGCACTTGAATTTATTGTGCCGTCTAGAGGTGAAAACTTGGCAACTAAGCCGTTATAATTCTCTGAAACAAATCGGTCGATATACTTCCGATTCCGTTCGTTTGCTTCGGCGTGTTCTACAGGAACGTCGTGCAAATAATTTGTGTTTGATAGTTTTTTAACCATATTAAAATCCTTCTAATCGTTTCTGTCCGTTCATTTCGTCTACCTTGTGTTGTGGTAGTTTTCGTTTTGGTTTTACATACTCGAAATGTCGTTCCGCCTGTGATAGATCGTAGAACATTTCTTTGATTTCGTCCGGTAGTACTTCTTCATCATCATCGCCTGGCATCGGATCGGCAACCCGGAGAAAGCAGCCTAAAATGTACTGCATAATCTCGTATGTGCTTTTGAAATGGTAGTCAGCGCGAATCTTATCGAGCCTTTGCCATTGTTCCAGATCGACGCGAACCGGAATCTTTTTAAAATACACAAGTTTCTTTTTTCTGCTTCGCATGGTTTCGTTGTATTAATTATCTTCTACTAGCTCCGTTCAAGTCCAAGACGTTAAACATTTCATTTATTCGATCCGCGATATACGCGCCGTAAATACGCTGTATTTCCTTAATCGTTAAGTTCGTTGTAACATGAGTTATTGCCTCATGTCTCAACTCGTACCGACATTGGAAAATATACTGCATCACGTTTAGTTCAGTACCGAAATACTTTGCCGGGATTGGCTCGCGTCCTAGTTCATCAAAACAGATCATTCGCGGCGTACCGTTGTTGTAAGTATACAATTCTAGTGCATCCTTTCCGCGCATCGAAAAGCCGTTTGCAATACAGGAAGCCGAATCAATCCTAAAACCACCGATCGGATAGCCGCCCTTTGCTTTGCCGCGTGTGAAACAACTATATCGGTTTAGAATCTGCATGATAGTACTTTTTCCTGTACCGATGTCACCTCGTAACAATAGCCCTTTATTTGAATCTAGCTTCTCGGATCGTCCTTCAGTATACAAAAACAGTTGGTTCATTATGTTTCTATTCGAATCGTCAATCTTAAAACCGGGGCAAACGTATTTGCAACACGCTTTAAACCACTCCGGGCGCTTCTCTACTTCTATCGGCTCGTCATAGTACGGTAGTCCGTATGATAGAATCGCCGCTATCGGTAGAGTCTGTTTGCTTCTTGTTTCCATATTCGTTTTTATTATTCTTTAGTTCAAAAAATCCCGCCCAATTATTCGCAATCGATTCATCTACGATTTGAGATGCGACCGCCGGATTACCTTTGCTCAATTTCACTAATTTGTTGTAACACGCTTTGAGTGACTTTTCCGATTTGTAATTTTCCCGCCTGTCTTTCTTGTATTCAAGCCAAAGAGTAAACGTCTCTAAAAACTCATTAGATATAAAATCAAAATCTCCATGAGAGACTTTAGAGAGTATATTTATGTTTGGTTTCTGTTTTAGTTTATTATAGTCTGTACTATCCCCTGTATCATTGACTCCCTTATCCCCTGTATCATTGGCTGTCTGATTGGCTCCCTTATTGGCTGTTTGATTGGCTGTAAAATTTACAGTAGTAGTTACAGTGGTTTTAAATTCCTTCACGAAAGAATAAGAGCTTATAATACGTTTGTTTTTACCAGATTTATAATAAATCAATCCTGCATTTATTAAAGACTCACGGGCTTTTATTAGTGTTTTCTCATTCACGTTAAGCGCAAAACAAAGTTCAATGTTCGAGCAATCGAAAACGTCCCTCCAATCTTCGCCGTTACAAATAGCCACTAATTCGTAAAAAAGGGCTTGTTCGGTGGCGGTAAATCTGAAACGTCGTCGCGCTTTTCGCATCTTTTCGGTTAGCGTATATCCGTCTATATTCATCACACTTATAAAGTCTATCGAGCGACATAATAACTACAAATCCTTATCCCGATCGCCCGTCCTACTTTCAGGACGGAACAATAGCAAATAAAATTATTCTCTCTTCCTCCATTGCGACACATTCGACAATCGTGTTTTACTTGCTTTTGTGCTGTTTTCTTCACCATTCTTATACCTCCTTTATTTTAATTCCATGAACGTAAAGCATGAGCTTACGTTTGATTATATACTCCTTTGTCCGAACACCTTTAGTATCTTCGACGATATACTAACCATCCCGATAATAAACGAAATCCGCGATGTAGTAAACTCCTCGTTCGATCAGCTTCTTTTTACGTAGCATCTTCCGCACTCCCTGCACTTCATAGAAACGATATTGAGGCGAAATAAGCTCGTATTTTACTTGCTCTTGTAATCCGGTTATAATCCCCTTCTTTTCGAGTAGCTTCAACTCCTTAGCGCGTCGATATTCCTTTTTAGAGTCGTATCCGTCTATTTTTACATTGTTATACTTTGCCATATATTTAAAATTATTTGTCGTCTAACCAGATATTCACTACGCTGATTAGACGTAGAACATTAAACTTAAATACGAGGGCTTTCACCTCACGCCGTCCTTTTCGGCGGCATTATTGGTTAATAATATTATTTGGTAAAGTATTTATTTTTTCGCTTCATACGGATAAACATCTACAATCGCCGTTTCTTTGAGAAGAATCGAAGAATAATCCGCCATCGTTCCTTTCATTCCTTCGTCGAGTTTCTTCATTGCGTCGTGAATGTCTGCGGCTTGTATAAGTACATTCGTATACGTTCGCTTCTCCTTGCCGCTTTTCTCGTCAAGTGTAGTAAAAGCGAGTCGCCCGGCAAACCATTTATCGGCGGAATCCTCTTCGCTTGTAAATATCTCGCTATAATGTGCTCGGGAAATGTCGGACACTGTAAACTCACCGGAGATAAACGGCGTTACTTCTTCGATTATTCGCGCTTCTGCTTCGGTAAAACTTAGTGCATCGACTAAATACGGTTCAGTTACCTTCTTTTGCATCCCGTTTTCCATTACTTTCTCGTAGCGAATTTTCGTTAAAAACCAAGTGTTCATAATTTTGTGTTTATTAAAGTGTTTATAAAAAAATGTGATTAATCGTGTTGTGTTAGTGTTGTGACGGTACAGCGTGAACGGAATAATTATCTAAGATGCATTTTACAGACACAGAATCATACGGAAATGTTTTATACATAAATGATTCGGTTACTTTAAATCTAAGAGATGTCGAGTTGTCTATTTCGAGACACAAATAACTCGTCCCGTCGCTTTTCAGGTCGGTTCGTAATTCTTCATCATTAATAACTAACTCCCTGCCTAATACGCACTCAATATCCCGATAAGAATCAATAGGAATATTTGTACAGTATTCTTTCAAGTAAGAAAGAATATTCTCTGTTTTAATTAATTTATTCATGCTGCTTTTTTTATTTTATTGGTGATTAACTTCTTTAACTCCTTCCGTATCTTATAAATCTGATTTTTAACCGGAACACTGTTTTTCGCTTCCGGCTTTAACGCCTCGATCTGCATCTTTAATTCTAATACCGCTTTTGCCTTATCGACACAATCAAGCAAGTCCAGACCGGAACGGATAGATTCGTCTATCATCTCGCTAGCCAACCGGATTCGATCATAGAGTTTCTTTATATTCTCCACGTGATCGGCTCGATTCATTTCGAGTATTCGACCGTCGTTTACATAGCCGTCATAAATGACATAATACAATTTGTCTACGTCCGGGCGACCTAAAAAGTGTCCGAGGAATTGCCAATAATATTCGTCCTTTTCGTCGATGGTATTTCCGAACTGCAGCGATTCGATCTTTCCTTGCGACATCGGGCACTTGATCTCACCCAGAGCGATAACTTTCCCGTCAAATCCGTACACATAGAAATCCGGTGAATCTCCGAATCCTTCAAACGGTTCATTGAAAACAATGTCTTTAAAATCGGTTGTACACGACTTGATCTCATTCATTAACTGGCTCCGTACCCATTCGACCGCTAGCGGTTCGTTTTCATGTCCCCAATCAAACGCCTTGTTGCTTCCGTTTTCTCGCATCGTCCCGGTTCTCCGCTCGTATCGTACTAAATACATCGCGTCTAACGCACCTTTACCAAAGGGACAACCTTTGCCCGCTTTCATCAGATCGGGAAGCGTAGAGGCGGTTATTTTGCCCCGTCTCTTTTCCTTCCATTCGATTTCTTTTTGTTCACTTGATTTCATGTGCTACTAATTCTTTGATTTGTTCTTTAGTTAGTTTATATTTCGTCTGTACCTGTGCGACCGTAAAACCACCTGCCAGACCATCGAGGATATTTTTCCAGATTGCCGATCCTGTCTCAACAGTAGGCAATGAGTTTTCTACTTTCGGAAGAAAAGGACGAATACGAAGCGAATCAACCTTTTCGCCGAAAGCGTCAACTAATACCGCTCCGATTTGGATTTGCTTGTTTATCCATGACTCAAAATTCGGATTTTTGAAAATTTTCGTCAATGTTTTGCAGTTCGTCCGGTTGAGGATCATCGGTTTCACATTCTCGAAGAAATAAGCGACGAAACATTCTTCTTTCTTTCCAGACGCGCCGACTACTTGTTCTTTTTTCGTTTCGCGGATGGTGAGAATTATATCTTTTCCATCCGGTAGGCTGTAAGCGCCTAGATAGTCGTAATTAAATTGAGTTTTCCAATGTGTCATTATCGTGTTGTTTAAAAGTTATCGTTTCCACCCCGATAAAGCGACTCATAACAGCGAGCGCAAACCGTTATTATCTTTGTGCCATGTCTGCCACGTTCGTACGTTTCGACCTCTAATTCTATCTCTTCGCCCGGTTCGATCTCTTCGCCGCAATCTTCGCAAACTAGAGTATCAGCAGGGCACGCGCCAAGAACCGTACAAATTCGGCAATTACCGATACATTGAGGATTCGCCGCCATGTCGTTTCACGTTTAGATAGTTACAGACTAGCACGTAGATAACCGTTATAAATACGATCAATAGTGCGATAATTAATTTGCCCGGCTCCGGCTCGCCTTCTGCAAGGCTGCACGCTGAAAGCATTAAGATAATAGCGGCGGGACTTTGTTTTAGTGTTAACATGGTGTTTGTTTTATACTACCTTATTACTTTGTATGAATCTATCTATACTCGATAAATCGTACCAGATCATTTTTCCAAATTGAGAAAAAGAAATGAGAGCTTTTTCCCGTAACGTTCTCAAAAAATCATCCGAGCATCCTATATAGGATTTTGCTTCGTCTTTACTAAGCCACTTCTTCACTATTGGCTCAACTTTTCCGGTTACTCTAGTTCGTCCCATTGTTCATTATTCAATCGTGTAACAATTAGATTATCTTTATCGGTTTCCGTCGTAAACAGTAGACCTTCGTCATATTTTAGATTTGTACAGGTCGGTCTAACTGAATTTCTTTTAGAACGAGGGAAGGTCATTGTTTCCCCGGGCTGCATCCCCCTTAAAAGGGCAGTTAATTCGTTTCTTTTTCGTCTCATTGTCGTGTATCGTGTTATGTAGCCCCGAAGGGCTACGGATTAATATTAAATAGCTGCTTTCAATCGCTCTATATCTCTTATTAATTTTTCTTGCCTTGCTACTTCATTATCTGCCATTCCGTCAAGCCCGAGACTTGCATACCATTCTGCATTATTAACAGCCTCTTCTAATGCTATTTCTTTTTTCGAAATTAACGCATTAATGGCGTTCTTATCACGGCTTTCGATTAATATCTCTAAGGCTGTCTTTCTGGTTAAAGTGCTAGTTGCTTTCATAATCGTATTTATTATGTAACCCCGAAGGGCACGGATTAATATTAAATCTTCTGATAACCGAATGAGTTCATAAATTTCTCTGCGCCCTTGAACGTTTTGAAAGTCTTACTACTAGCGAGTGTACACGCTAAGAATCTTTGTCCGGCTGTTGTATTAATCAAGCTAACACAACATACCGTTTCGCTTCCTGCTTTTTTAAATTCTACGTCTCCGATCATTCCTATTTCCATTATTATCTATATTGTGCAGGGCTCTCGCCCCGCCAGTTATTTTTTTTGTTATCTTATTTAATGCCGCAAAGTTTTGAAATTCTCAATAACTCTTCATCGCTCATAAATGCGAGGTCGAAAAATATACCTTCATCGAAAGGTTTGTTTTCAGCTAAAGCGGCTTGTTTCATGCTAACCATTATTTGAGTTATCGTATTGCCTTTTTCTTTATCGCTCATTCCTGCTTTCATAATTCTATACTTTTATTTGTTAGTTCTTGATTGATTGATTAACTTTGATGCGACAAAGATAGGTGACTATACTCTACTATACAAATATTTAGTAGAATATATTCTATTAATTAACCTTTATTAGTAGACGAAAGTATGACTATAAAAGAAAAAATTCAGAAATACATTGATTATAAAGGAATTAGTGTATATAGATTAGAAGCAGAAGCTGGATTATCTAAGGGATATTGGGGGAAGACCAAAAGTATATCCGCCGATATTGCAATGAAAATTAGTAGAGTATACGGTGACATGTCAACCGAATGGCTTCTGCGAGATAAAGGAGAAATGATTAAAAATGCAGAGCGAGAACAAAAAACAATCGAGATTTCCGAATCTGCAATAAGCGAAACAAAACGAAAAGGAGCATTAATATACGACATAGACGCAACATGCGGGCTAAGTGGTAGAGATATAGAATTTACAGACGAAAAAGTGATAGGAAGTATAGACGCACCGGAAATCAATCCGGATTCAAAGATTATATTCGCTACGGGCGATAGTATGCTACCTCTAATAGCTTCGGGCGACAGGGTAGTAATTAGAAAGATTGAGAGTTGGGATTATTTCAACTACGGACAGGTGTATTTAATCATAACGAATGAATACAGGCTTATAAAAAGAGTTCGTAGGCATCCTAAAGATGCGGATAATTTAATCCTGCTTCGTAGCGAGAATCCAGACTATGATGATATAGATTTACCGAAACGGGAAATTA